TCGCTTGACTACCAGTGACACTAGTAGCTGCTATGCCCAAAGCATCCACTGTAGCCTTAGTAGGTGCTGGGGCATTGTCAAGTGCTGCTAGTTTAACGTCACCACTGGAGTTCAGCAGGTCTGCTATATTTCTTGCTTTGGACATTGGTTATTCCTCCATAGCTGCTAACGCTGCTGCCTGAGCCGCTGCATAAGCTGCCACTACAGCAGGTGTGTGTATCACTGAGCATATCGCTGTGACCTTTGGGTCTTCATCTACGCATACGTGGTCTGGTGCGCATACGTGTCTATGGAATGATGAGGACAACGCAATGCCATCCTCCAGTACTCTAGTCGCTGTGCGTACTTGTACTGTGCCGTTTTCTAAGACTTCGATCTTGTCTACGATTACTTCTTTTGTTAGTGCCATGTTACTTCTCCACTAGCGAATCCACGCTAGATAATTAGGTTGTGCGATATGTACCTGATACCGCTAGATAGATTGTGTTTCCGTTGTAGTAAATTGTTGACCAACCAGCGTTATCCTTACCCCCATATAAAGTTATGTTAGTACCACTGCTTTCTGACATAGCAATTGGGTACGTCCCCCCGTTCAAGCCAATAGCATACGTGTGGACTACATAGGTTGGTCTTGGATTACCTATAGTGTTAAAAGGCAGCCCTGCAATAGTGACATGACCAGTGTTTCCCGATGTAGAGGCAGCCACAAACTCAAGAGAAAAAGCGACAACGTCACCTACCTTAGTATAGTAGCCTGTGGTGGTGGCGTTTGGCCCAACTAGCGTAGCCGTAAAACTTCCAGTCTCATAATCATCCAACTTATTAGCAGCACCAGCCCCGCCGAGGTGTATGCCGCCACTTAGGAATGCGTCTTTGAATTTTCCTGAAACAGATCCTAGATCCATTACACCGTCATTCGTTGCGCCAACATTATCTGTTGGCCTAACGGCGTTACCTGTACCTGTTAAACCTACGCCACTTGCTCGTGGGTCTAAGATGATTGTGGTAACTAATCCAGCCCTAGACTGAATACTACCCACCTTAGAGCCAGCTTTACGGAATTCTACAATATCGCCATCGTCTGTATTTCTATTAAATACAGCAGCAGGGATGCTATATGCAGCGGCATGTAATTGGCCAGATTCTTTAGCCACAACCCCTTTACGGTTATACCACCAACCTACATCACTCAAGGTAGTACCAACAAGCACGTTGCCAGATGAGTCTATGGCTACTGCGTCGGAGAATACATTTGTTGCACTCCTAGTCTGTATCTTTATTCCACCACCGTATCCTGCACCCCCACCATCTGAGTAGGCCTTGATATTAAAGCGAGTATTATTGCCATTACCACCATCCGAGCGCCCACTGAATACAGTTGAGTTGTCAGCACCACCATTGACTTCGAGCTTAGATGTTGGTGAGCTAGTACCAATACCCAGAGATTCAGCCGAAGCATCCCAGAAGAACTTTGGCGTAGTGCCTGTGTCTTCGTAGAATGATATGTCTCCGTTGGGTGCTAGGGTTTGTCGGGTAACATTGCCTGTTTTTAATAGTAAACTTTGCGCAACAGTTTCTGTATTACTTGAAGAGTTTATATAGGCATTTTGACCTACACCACTCTCCCAATATGTTCCAAGGGTTAATCGTTGATCTGATGATTGGAACGTATACTTGCCTGTCGTTGAGTCATCTCTGACAGCAAGCCCATCAGCCGTTACAGTACCAGTGACGTCTATGCCTCCTGTAAAATTAGGTGACGCTACAGGTGCCTTAAGAGCAATACTATTATTAACCGTAGTAGAGAAGTTAGCATCGTCACCAAGAGCAGCCGCTAACTCATTAAGAGTATCTAGTGCTGCAGGAGATGAGTCCACAAGTGCTGCAAGGTTCGCATCAGCTTCAGCCTTGGTATACGCTGAGTCTATAGGCTCAAACCTAGCATCAGCAGCAGTCTTAGTATAGTGATCCGCTACTGTAAAACTTTTGAATGCTACAACAACAAACTCATCACCAGTAGTAGCTCCAGTACCTAGGACTACCGAAGTACCTGATGTAGCTGTGAAGTCACTAGAGTCTAGAGCAATACCGTTAAGGAGTACTATGATGTTTGATACTGTGTATGACAATGTAGCTGAGTTAGCATCAGAGCCTGAGAAGGTAGTCTGTGCGTTGGTAGCTATGTAGCGATAGGTAAGCATTGACGCTGTACCTGCTGCACTTGCTGCTATCCAATCAGCACCATCGTATACCTTCATACCATTGCTTGATGAGTCAAAGTACATAGCACCTTCGACTAGAGCTGCACCGTCGTTGTCTACACTCGGAGCTGATGACTTAGCGCCTAAGTATCTATCATCGAAGTTATCTAAAGCTGTGGCTGCTGCTGCTGCGCTGTTGGCTGCATTGGTCGCATTAGTACCTGAGCTTGTTACGTCTGCTGCTGTGTCTATGGTGTCTTGGTTTGTAGCTACTAAGTCAGCCGCTACTGCAGCACGATCTAGTCCTGTCTGTACCTTGTCTGCTTCTGCACTAACTACGTCTGCTGCTGTGAGCACTACGTCAGCGTTGGTAGCTACTAGATCTGCTGCTGTGTCTATTGTATCTTGATTGGTTGCAACTAAGTCTGCCGCGGCTGCTGAGGCACTAGACGAAGCTTCAGACGCTTTAGTCGTTGCTGTAGACGCTGATGTAGAGGCACTGGATGCACTTGTAGAGGATTCCCCAGCTTTTGTACTAGCAGTAGACGCACTTGATAAGGCGTTAGATTCTGATGATGCTGCTGCTGTTGCGGATGATGCTGCATTTGTCTCACTTGTGCTTGCGTTAGTTGCTGAGGTAGCTGCTGCAGATGCTGAGGAACCAGCGTTAGTTGCTGATGTAGCTGCTGCAATAGCTGAATTTGAGGCATTGAGAGCCTGTTGTGTTACTTCGTTAAGCGTGGCATCTTGGGTAGAATCCCCTGAGCCGCCTGTTCCACGGAATATAGCCATTATGTTACCACTATTAGTTAGGAATAAAGTGTAAAAAAAAAGGAGTCTCAAGTTTAGTTACAAGAGACTCCCATTAGTGGTTAGTTTAGATTAACCGTTGACTGCCATGATGAAGCCAGTCTCTGGACGCAATACCTGAGTACCATACAAACGGTCAGCAGTGTACAAAGTTCCTAAGAACTCTTGCTTGTACTGTGTTTGAGAGCGTACACCCTGTTGCTCAGCCAAGACCATAGTGTCTTTGTGACCCAACAAAGCACCACGAATAGCACCACCAGCAGTAGCAGCGTTCTCGGCAGCAGTTTCCAAAGTAGGACAGTTAGTAGACACATAGATGTCGATACCGTACAACTCACCGATCTTACCATTAACAACACCTTGGCCATTAACGAAGTCACTAGAAACATAACGATCAACACCCATGATTGCATTACGCATTGAAGGTGGAATCACTAAGAAGCGTCCGTCCATTGGGGCGTCTGCATCATCAAGCTTCTGAACCATGTCACGTAGGAAGCTATCAGCAAATACGTCAGCAGGTACAACAGTGTCAGCAGTGTAAGCTGAGGTGCCATTAGCAGCGTCATTGTAGAAAGCAGCACTTGTGTGCCAGCTAGAACCATTACCATCACCAAACTTCTTACCTAGGCCGAATAGATCGCTGTCTACTTGCTTGCCTAATGCGTAGCCTGCATCACCAGTATAGAACTGACGTAGGGAAGCTAAAGCTTGTACGTTAGTGATATCTTCGATCATACGGGAATATTCAAAGTGCTGGTCAATAGTAACTAGTACTTCTGACTCAGTAGCGTTCTGAATAGTTACTGCTGTGTTCTCTGCTTTAGCAGAAGCAACGCCACGGGTAGGCTTAGGGATATGGATAGTATCGCCTTTCTTACCTTGCATTGCAATTTTCTTAGTTAAAGGAGCAAGTACAAGAGACTTCTCGTATGCTGCAATTACTTCGTCAGACCAAATCTCTGGGATGAAACTTGCTGCTGAAGTGTTATCTACCATACCGCCAGTTGCTGGATATACTGAAGTAGCCATGTTTAATTTCTCTCTATTTTGTAGTGTGTAAGGTTATTTGACCCGTTTCTCAGCGTATGCCTGTTGGATATCGTCTGAAAGTGCTAAGTAGCGTTCTGGGTCTGTTTTCATTAGTTTAATAATATCAGCTCGTCTATAGATCTTTTTGGAAGTACTTGAATCTGGGTTACCGCGTGTGTAACCATTAGATCCTTCCCTGACAGCCTTCTGTCTTCCTTCTTTCTCAGCCTGAATAGTTTGATTGATTACACCAGAGCGATCTTTCCATAAGGAGAAGAGCTCATTAGCTGCCTCGGTATCAAAGTGCTGATCTGCCGCCACAAACATCCGAGTACGTATCTTAGAGGCTTGAATCCACTCAGCAAACTTAGGATCGCTTACGATCTCTGGGATGTCTGGATGATCTTCTTTAAGCAGAGCCATTGAGGTTTGCTTTTGATAAGCTCTCGTTGATTCTTGTGCTGCCTTTACGGACGGGTGGTTGTCGATTGCGCGACTAATTGCTTTCTCAGGATCAGAATAGAAATCTATATCTTCATCTGGTTCGATCTTAGCTGTAGGAGCTTGATCGTGGAGTTGTGTGTTGATATAACTATCGACTACATTACGTAGATCACCTACTTCAGAAGACTGACGACCTAATAGCTTTTCAGCTTCTTGGTGCATCCTAACTACATCTTCAAGTGACTTACCATTGTACTTGTCTGGGATTGCCGCAGGTTCATTAGAAGGCTCAGGGTTAGCCTGTGGGGCTTCCTGTGCTACTTGTGACTCTGTAGACATATCATCTAAGCTATCAAAACGCTCACTTAATTCCTCATTTTCGAGGATAACTGCTGCCATATTAAACTCCGTACCTTAGTATTATGGAGAGTGATTAAAAATGAAAGCTTCCTAGGTTTAGGGGTTGGCTCTCTCTGCTTTTGCTCTACCACGTTCATGATCCTTAGCCCACTTAATAGTGGCCCCAGCAAAGTCGCCAGAGAATGGATCTAATAAAGAACGAGGAGAGGAAAGTTGTCTGGTTGCTAAGGCATCACACGTTTTACACTTAACAGTGTCTGGTGAGCCTTTAACCATATGTTCATTAACGTGCCCTACGGCACACTTGTAATCGAAGTATTTAAACATCAGCGTAATCAGCCTCTATAGGATCTTCAGTGCGCTGAGACTCCTCTTGACCTATACGTGTTGTTTCTTCTAAGTTCAGGAAGGTGCCGATGATGTTCAATTGACCCTTACGGAAGTAAAGGTCTTTCTCATCTTTGGCAGCTTCTACTGAGTTAAGGTTAGGGATGCTCAGCTTTAGATCCTCAACGAGTGCTTTCCAGCCTGATGTGCGGAAGAGTTCGTTCATGTCTCTAAAGTAGAGCTCTAATTCGTGGTCTGTCATGTAAGATATTATCCTTTTAAAGTATCTTTGATTTGATGGTACTATTATAACATAATTAGGGTATTATGTCAAGGTTTATCTTTACTTTTACTAGAAACTGTGCTAGGAGACTCTAATGCTGCCACCTGCGCCTCTAGCACTGTTATCTGCTCCAAGAGCCTGCTGTAGCTGCTGTTGATTTGCTCCACCACTAGGTTGAGGTCGCGTTGGGATACCATTCTGTTGTGCTCCTTGTTTCATTTGGAAGTTCATTTCCATAGCTTTGTCTTTAAGCATACGGTCTGCTACTGCTAATCTGCGTTCAAACTCTTTGTCATCGTTCTCACCGTCTTTAAGGTTCGTTGTGATGGCTTTAATACGATCAATCTCCATTTCAAGAGGTATAGCCTTAGCTTCTGTCTCTAACTTCTTAGCTCGTGCTTGTGATTCAGCGGCTTGAGCTTCCAGAGCAGCAGTTTGTGAGGCTTGGAAGGCCAACTCAGCCTGTCTAGTCTCTTCTTGTGCCTTCTGGGCTTCAGGTGAGGGTTCAGCGGCCTTATCAATCAAGCCCATAAGCTCTTCACGGTTAGATACGTTCATGTTATCTACGATAGACTTAAGCATGATAGGGTAATAAGGAGTATCCTTGCCCATAGTCTGGAGCAACTGCACCAACTGACTTACTTCGTACTCTCGTGCCACAATGCCTAAGGAAGACGTTGCGTTGAACTTGTAGTCCGACACAGGGTAGAGCTCAGGCTCGTACTGCATATAACGCCAAGCTGCCTTCGCCACAAAGGGTATCAGGAAGGATTCTTGGAAGTTAATCAAGGTGCGCTTATGTCGCTTAATGATTGCACCTAGAGACATCGAAATGCCAGCAGCAGTAGCTTCTCCATTGATTTGACCACCAACACCAGAAGAGTCAACAGCACCTGTACTCTGCTGTACCATCGACTGTAGTGCTGAAGCCTGAGCAAACGTAATCTGACTAACATTACCAAAGTTGAATGGATTGATGATCTCTCGTGGATCACCGTTAGTCAATAATAACTTACCAGCGCGAATCTCTGGCTTTGTGCCGCGTGGGATGCGTGTAGCGTCCATAGCAAGCATAGGGTGTACTGTAAGGGCCAGAGCGTCTATACGAGCACGTAGCTCAGCGTCTAGGGCCTTTTGTGAGTTGTAGCCTTTCTCGCACACTCCACGACCCCAGAAGCGACTAGGAACCACATCCCAAGGGAATGCAACTACTGGGCGATCTTTCATCATGTATGGGCTTGGTTCAGCCTTAAGCAAGTGACCTTCGTTAGCGACGATGACTACAGCTTCGATGTAATAGCTTTCTTTATCTTCATCATCTAGCTCATAGTCTAGCTCAGCCTCAAGGAGGTGGCGAGGTACGAGACCATAATACTTAGTTAAGCGAGTCTTATCCGATTGTACTACAGTGAGATCACTAGAAGGTTCTAAGTTGAAGTCGTCACTAGCAGAGCCAATATAGACATCCTTATAGATACCTTGCTCTTGTAACTGTTCAACAATGTGAGTGCCTACGAACTCATCAATGGCACAGCCTAGGGCTTCCTCAATGTTTGTAGCTACTGGGTCGATACGGAAGTTCTGTGGTAACACAGGGCGTAGACGAACTACGGTACGCTTAGAGATGTTGACACCAACAGCTTCCATAGCACCACCCATGACTTGTTCAGTCGCAGGCTTCATCTCATTAATTTCTTCTAAGACAATCTCACCAATGCCATTACCATAGACCGCTGAGTTAATCAAACACTCAGATACGTCCCTACGTACTTTGGCACGGTTGAAGTCTTCATGGAGCTTCTTACGCAAGAACATGATGTCCTCAGTCTCAGAGTCTCCTAGGTTGTCTTTGATGTCGAAGTAAGTGCCACGCCCGAAGGTAGCCTCTTCAATCTCAGCTACGTTAGACTCTACGGCCTGTTGTAGTGCTGGGGCAATGATCTGTGAGCGTTCAGCTCCACGAGTCTTATCACTGGCATTCCAGATACCACGCCATAAGCGATAATACTCAGCGTGTTTAGCAGCATAATTGGTTTCATAATAGTCACCCCAATCATCTACCTTGGTCATTACCCACGACTCAAGCGATTGCTCAATGATCATAGGTTCTGTTGATTCGTTGTTGTCATCTAAATGTACATTCATAGTTTAGTATCCGCTAATTGAGTCTAAGATTTCAAAGTTGTCTAACTCTTCAAAGTTACCTGCGTAGGTCACCTTGGCTAGCTGGTCTATATAGGCCAAAGAGTCAATCAGGTCATCGTGTGTTAAAGGGTCAGGGAATT